GGGTCCCCTTTGGTTACGACGCGTCAGACTATTCCGCTCTTGGAACGGATTGTACTGACCGTGTCGGTTTTCCAGTCTCGGATGGAGATTTGACTCTCACATCTTTCGACAAGTCCCATCTTACTCTCGTAAGTGGTACTAACGGAAACCAAGGGGATGCGACGTGGGTCGTTTGCGATAACTTTCCTATTGGAAGGTTCGCTGGTGACTACACGTCACGTGCCTCTAGTACCTTCTACGGATACCCAAGTGCAGCTCAACAACGCACTCTCTTGCTTGAAAGGACTAATCCTTCCAGGCCTGAGTTTGTGATTGGCGAACTCATTAGGGATTTCGTAGATCTCCCGAAGATGGTCAAATCTGCAGGGGATCTTCTCCGACACGGAGTCAACAAGCGGCGAGGAGCAGCAAAAGATGCTGCCGATCGCTACTTGGAGGCAAAGTTCGGGTGGCTCCCCCTATTTGACGACCTAGCTAAGATGATTGACGTTTATCGTTACATCGATAGACGAAACGAAGAAATCAATCGCCTCTTCAGCAAATCGGGATTACGTCGTAGGCTTGAGATTGGACGATGGACCTCTGAAACTTCTGATACACAGATTGTGTCATCAGGGGCTAAGGGATCCCTCACTTGTAAAACCTACCAGTTGGGCAAAGTGCACAACTGGGGTGTCGTTCGGTGGAAACCGACGATACCTCCGGAATACTATCCATCTCACTCCCAGCGTCTTTCGCTTGCCAAGCGGACGGTCCTCGGTGCAACTGCATCGGGAGCCTTCGCCTCGGCCTGGGATTTACTCCCATGGACGTGGTTGCTTGGCTGGTGCACGAACGTGCGTGGCTATGTGCTTGCACATGGCAACACCGTTCCGTCGACTTGCACTTCTCTTATGAGAATGGCAACGTACGACTACACCAGGGAGTTTAAAGTCTCTTCCAAGTCATCTTGGCTTGAAGGAGGCTATGGGCCTATTACCTACCTCGAGAAGTATAGACGACTCGAGTCAGGTGCATCCATCAGCGCGTACCCCCCATATCTAAATGGGGGTAGACTGTCAGTCCTAGCGGCTCTGGCAGTTCAGCGTTTTCGCTAAATTGCTAACCACTAGGAAAGGAGCAACGTATGCTCGGAAGTACACTCACTATCACCCTGGACGGTTCCGGTGGAACGGCCAAGGTGCTACCCTTGATTAACCAAGATGGATACTCGTCGGAGTATTACCTCGACGATGGCACGGAAACTTACCGGGCGAAAGTCCGGCATTCCCGTGATTCGGTGAAATCAGGCGCGCAGCCGTTTGATCGTCACACTGTGACGTTCACTCGTTACTACAAACCTGACGCAACCTATCCAGATGGTTCGACGTCGGAGGTCATCTTCACGATCAGAAATGATCCGGAAGGACCTTCCGCCAACATCATTGATGTTTCGGAGGCCATGAGCTTTTACATGGTAAAGGCCGGTGGCATCGCGTCGAAGCTGCTCGGTTGGGAGTCTTAACTCCTTTCCAAGTAGCGAGGGCCTCAATTTGAGGGTGAGCTAGCGACTGAGCTTGTAGAGTCAATCCAATGGAGAAGTCCAATGAATGACACTAAGAGCTACAATCGTTGGTTCCTAGGACTATACGAGGCGATGTTTAGTGACATCGTCGAGTATCTTCCTTGTCTCCGCGCAGATTGTGAGCGTGATTACAAGCGCTTGCTCTCTGCTATCGATCACCATGGTATCACATTTATCTTGGATACTCTGGTGCAATACGGTAAACACTTTGATAGGTGTTTATCCGATGGGCGCCTAACTGCGACTAATATGTGCCAGTTTGGTACATACAATCGTAGGACATCAATCCCTAGACTATTCAAGGGGCTGATGTTACGCGTGTTCGATAGTAGTGGAGAGTTGAGGTCTGATCCCGATGTGGCATGTATCAGGTACTTGCGGCAGCTTATGAACTGCTTCAAGAACTTTAAGATAGCATGTCCGAAGTCCAGGATATATGAAAATGTCCAGGAATTCTTCGAGACAGACGACCAGGTCCGATCACCTACCCTTTCTTGGGATGGCGACGGTACTGACTTTGGTAGTACTTACGATCTTCAGTTTGGAGATCTTGTTCTACCTGAGTTACCTCTCTTCTTTTCCAAAGGAAGTGAGGCTGGCCGCGCCCTTGAACGACAAGCAATGGATACAGTACAACGTACCGCAGACATCGCAACCTCGTTCCTCGGTCGGTTCGACCCGACCGAATGGCGCACTCGACACGGACCCGGTGCCGTATCAGACCTTCGGGGAAATCGTGTAAATAAATACGATTTCCCTTCTTGGTCAGATAGGCTTGAACGCAGCTTCCCGTTTGCTGACTTCGCTTTCGCGAATTACAGTTTATGGGTTGATGCTTGTCAACATGAGGAGTGGTTTAATGAATGTAAAACATCCACGGAACCGCTCTCTCGGTTGCTTGCGGTCCCAAAGACGTACAGAGCTCCGAGGCTTATCGCTTCGGAGCCTACTGCACATCAATGGTGTCAGCAGGCAATTCGAGACTTTCTCATGTCCCAGATCCGCAACACGCCGATTGGAAGGACGATTTCTTTCCGAGATCAATCCTTTAATCAGCGACTTGCTATGGGGGCCTCCTCGTCTGGTTCGCATGCGACGATTGATTTGTCGTCTGCGTCAGATCGAATCTCCTGCTGGGTTGTTGAACGGCTTTTTCGCCGTTCGCCTTCCCTCCTTCAAGCCCTACACGATTGTAGGACCCGTTGGATTATGCAAGAGCTCGATGGGAAACAACCGAAGTTCAAGAAACTTAGGAAGTTCTCCACGATGGGATCAGCGGTTACCTTTCCGGTACAGACAATCCTTTTCTCTGTTATCTGCGTTTCCGCCACTCTGCTTAGCAGAGGGCTTAAACCAACGATACAGAATATTCGGAGAGTCTCGACGGAGGTCCAAGTCTTTGGGGATGATTGTATTGTTCCCATAGATGCTTGGAAGGTCACTGAGGCTTTGCTAACGGCTTTCGGTTTGAAAGTCAATCGCAGTAAGACCTTTGGAACTGGTAGTTTCAGAGAATCTTGCGGCGTGGACGCTTACGCAGGACACGACGTGTCCAAAATAAGTATCCTAGCTTTGCCTTCGTTGTCCGCCCCTGAGAAGGTTCTGTCATCTGTCGATGTTCATAATAATCTCCTTATGGGAGGCTATTTCAGAACAGCTGACTTTGTCAGAAAGACAGTCCAGAGGATTGGTAGATATACCTTTCCTTCTGTACCGCCCGACTCAGGCCTGCCTGGCT